CATGTCTGACGAGGGTGTCGAAGTAGTGCTGGAAGACGGCAGTGTTGAGATCACCTTTGGCGAAGAGATAGAAGAAATTGATGCTGCTCCGTTTGATGCAAACTTAGCGGACTACTTAGAAGACGGGCAGCTACAAGAAGTATCAACCGATTTGTGTGAGGCTGTAGAAGGTGACATGGCAGCCCGACGTGACTGGGCAGATAGTTACGTTGCAGGTCTTGACGTGCTGGGCATGAAATACGAAGAACGTACTGAGCCTTGGGAAAACGCCTGTGGTGTGTACTCTAACATCCTAGCGGAAGCCGCTATCCGGTTCCAAGCCGAAGCTATGAGCGAGACGTTTCCTGCTGCGGGTCCTGTAAAGACTAAGATTCTTGGAGAAATTACCCAAGACAAAGAAGACGCTGCCTTACGTGTTAAGACAGATATGAATTACGAACTGACTGAAGTTATGGTAGAATACCGCCCCGAACATGAGCGGTTACTGTATTCACTCGGTTTAGCTGGCTCAGCGTTCAAAAAGGTGTATTTTGACCCCGGTTTGAACCGTCAGATCGCCTTATATATCCCTGCGGAAGACGTGATTGTGCCCTACGGTGCCTCTAATATTGAGTCCGCAGAGCGCGTTACGCACGTCATGCGCAAGACAAAGAACGAAATGGTTAAGCTACAGGCGGCTGGGTTCTATCGGGACGTGGAACTTGGCGACCCTATGTCGTTTTTCTCAGACGTTGAAGAGGCTAAGGCTGAGCAGTCAGGTGTATCTCTTACTTCTGACGACCGTTATACCCTGTTTGAAATACACGCTGACCTGAATATTGACGGTGTGGATGGGGCGGACAACAAAGAGTCGCTACAAGTCGCAAAGCCTTATGTGGTAACGCTTGAGAAGGGTACGGGTGAGATACTAGCTATCCGTCGTAATTGGAACCCTGACGACGAATTGACGCTAAGGCGTCAACATTTTGTACATTATGCTTACGTGCCCGGATTTGGATTTTATGGACTTGGACTCATTCACATTATTGGGGGCTACGCTCGCGCTGGCACTAGCATCATCCGTCAGCTCGTGGACGCTGGAACCCTATCCAACTTACCCGGGGGTCTTAAGTCTCGCGGACTACGAGTTAAGGGCGACGACACCCCGATTGGTCCCGGTGAATTTCGTGATGTAGATGTGCCCTCCGGTTCGATCCGCGACAACATTATGCCGCTTCCTTACAAGGAGCCTAGTCAAACCCTCTTCGCTTTACTTAAGCAGATTACTGAGGAAGGGCGGCGTTTAGGGGCAATCTCTGACATGAACATCTCCGACATGAGTGCTAATGCGCCTGTCGGAACTACTCTTGCGCTATTAGAGCGTACTCTCAAGCCTATGGCTGCGGTGCAATCGCGTGTCCATTTCTCAATGAAACAGGAGTTTAAATTACTCCGAAGGATCATTGCCGAGTACGCCCCAGAAGAGTATCTGTATGTGCCTGACCGTGGTGAACCTCGTGCGCGTCGCGCCGACTACGCTATGGTGGAAGTAATTCCTGTCAGTGATCCCAATAGCAGCACGATGGCACAAAGAGTTGTGCAGTACCAAACCGTGTTGCAGATGGCAGCAGCCGCCCCACAAATTTACGACTTACCACAGCTTCATCGCCAGATGATCGAGGTCTTGGGTATTAAGAACGCTGACAAACTTGTACCGGTTAAGGATGACATTAAGCCTTCTGATCCGGTCAGCGAGAATATGGCGGTTATTGTTGGCAAACCGATGAAAGCGTTTATCTACCAAGATCACGATGCTCACCTTGCTACCCACCAAGCATTTATGCAAGACCCTCAGATCATGGCGTTTATTGGGCAGAACCCTGCGGCACAGCAAATCATGGCCGCGCTCAGTGCGCACATGTCGGAACACGTAGCCTTCCAGTATCGGCAACAGATGGAAACAAAACTGGGCGTGCCTCTACCTCCGCCAGATTCAGAGCTTAGCAAAGAGCAAGAAGTGCAATTGGCGGGCTTGTTGGCGAAGGCAGCAGCACAGCTTACGCAACAAAAACAGGCCGCAGCAGCACAGCAACAAGCGGAACAAAAAGCCCAAGACCCCATCATCCAGATGCAGCAGCAAGAGTTACAACTCAAGCAAGCGGAACAACAGCGCAAGGCAGCTAAGGATCAAGCCGACTCGGAACTTGCCGCCGCTCGCCTACAGTTGGATGCAGAAAAAGCTCAAACCACCGCTGGTATTGAGGCTAGTCGCATAGCGGCGCAGAACGAGCAAGCGCAAGCTAGGAACGATTTGGACGAGGCAAAAGCTATTTTAGACTTGGCGAAAGCCAAGAGAGGAGCTAGATAATGCAAGGAGTTAACCATTACAAAAAAGACGGAACTTTGTTTAAAGGTAGCTCACACAAGATGCCTGATGGCTCTTTGCACAGTGGGAAAAACCATACTAAGAGTAGTGTGAAGTTATTTCACTTAAAAGACTTGTCTGCTAAGGCAAAAAAGAAAGCTAAATAAGAGGCAGTAAGTAATGGCTACAACCGTCTTTGACGTGCTGAACGAAAAATTAACAGAGCTTAAAGGCTCTAGCGAAGATTTCCTGAAAACCGGTGGAGCTAAAGACTTTGCCGAGTATCGGGAGGTATGTGGCGTTATTCGAGGTCTAGACGCTGCATTAAGAGAAGTAGGCGACCTTTCGCGTAACTATATGGACGACGACGATGACTGAAACAATAACCGTTAGTGGGGTCAGCGCTACTGCTGAAACGACACCCGCAATGACTGCGTTAGAACGAAAAAGAAACGAGCGTATCGAAGTAGAAACAGTAAAAGAGGCAGAGTTAGAAGCCTCTATACCTAAACCTGTGGGCTACAGGGTGCTTATTGCTCTACCTAACGTCGAAGATACTTTCGGGGAAAGCGGGCTTGTTAAGGCAGAATCTACCCGTCGAGAGGAATATATCCTATCTACTGTTGGGTCTGTACTTGATATGGGCAAAGAAGCTTACAGCGATAAAGAGCGTTTCCCTACTGGGCCTTGGTGCAAAGTAGGCGACCACGTGATGTTCCGAGCCAACACCGGTACGCGTTTTAAGGTGGGTGGGCAGGAGTTTCGCTTAATGAATGACGACTCTATTGAAGCCGTTGTAGACGATCCGCGAGCTGTTTCGCGCGCATAAGGAATAGACCATGCCTAGACAAAATGTAGAATTTGAGTTTCCTGATCCCGATAAAGACGAAACATCTCAAGAAGTTGAGATTGATATTGCCGAAGAAGAAGACGCGCCCCTAGAAGTAGAAGGTGCAGTCGGTCGAGAGGCTCTAAAGTCCCCCAAAGATACTGTTAAGGCGGGCGATATAGAAATTGAAATAGAAGACGATACTCCGCCTGAAGATCGTGGGCGAAAGGCGTCTCCTCCACCAGAAGAAGTTACTGATTCAGAGTTAAAAGACTATTCAGATGTAATTAAGAAACGAATTAGTAACCTAAGTAAAGGCATTCACGATGAGCGTAGAGCTAAAGAAGAAGCCTACCGTGAACGAGAAGCCCTTGAATCTTATGCTAAAAATCTTGTGTCTGAGAACAATAAGCTGAAAGGTTCGGTGGACCAGAGTCACAACTCGCTTATTCAATCTGCCAAGAAACAAGTGGAGGGCGAACTTGCTGTAGCTAAGAACCAATACCGGCAGGCGTACGAGTCGGGCGAGTCTGAGGCTATACTAGAAGCACAAACTGCTTTGAACACAGCGCAAATACGTTTAGAGAAAGTTAACGGGTTGAAACCTAAGCAAATTCAAGCTTTACAACCCGAAATAACTCCTGTACAACCACAAGTAGATGCACCTCGACCTCAAGTGCAGCGAGACGAAAAAGCTGAAACATGGCGTGAAGAGAATTCATGGTTTGGGTCAGATGACGAAATGACTGCCTTCGCATTAGGGTTGCATAACAAGTTAACGAAAGAGGGGGTAGACCCCAAAACTGATACTTACTACGAGAAAATTAACGCTCGTATGCAACAAGTATTTCCCGACCAGTTTGCTGGCGGGGCAGAAGAAACAGAGAGTACCCAAAGAAAATCTAGCAATGTGGTTGCACCCGCTACGCGGAGCACAGCGCCTAACAAAATTAGGCTCACTCAATCACAGGTAGCTATCGCAAAAAAACTTGGGGTACCTTTGGAAATATACGCCAAACAGGCTGCTGAATTAATGAGGAAACAATAATGTCGAAACAGAGACTAGATAGAGAACTCGAAAACCGTGAAACGACTGCCCGTAAGAAGTCATGGAGTAGGCCAACAGTGTTGCCTGACCCCATTCCTCAAGACGGTTATAAGTTCCACTGGGTTCGTGTAAGCACTATGGGTCAACCTGATTCTACTAACATTTCTTCAAAATTACGTGAAGGTTGGGAGCCAGTACGCGCAGAAGACCATCCCGAGATATTTAGTGACGCCGTTTCTGACGCGCGTTTCAAAGATAATGTCATCGTTGGTGGGTTAATGCTGTGTAAGGCCCCAATAGAACTCGTTGCAGAACGTACTGAGTACTACGAAAATTTAACGGAGTCTCAAATGCGATCTGTTGACCAAGGTCTGATGCGCGAAAACGATCCTCGTATGCCCCTGTTTAACGACAGGAAATCGAAGGTTACTTTCGGCAAAGGAAATTAACTTTATTTTTAGGAGTATTTTATAATGGCTTATCCAACAGTCAGTGCTCCCTACGGTTTTCAAGCAATTAACCGTGTAGACGGTATGCCTTATGCAGGTCAAACTCGCCTTATTTCTATAGCGAGCACCTACAATACGGCCATCTACGCAGGTGATTTGGTTAAAATCGTGGCGGCAGGCACAATCGAGAAGTTTACTGGCACTACTACTGGCTCCCCTTCGGGCGTCTTTGTAGGTGTTCAGTACGTCAATTCAGTGAGTCAGTTCACACCGGCTCAGTACTACCCCGGCACTAGCGTTACAGAAGCTTTTGCTATCGTAGTTGACGACCCACTAGCGGCCTTTAAAGTCGCTGTAACTGCTGCTAACAGCACCATGTCTTCGGCGGCTCGCGCTGCTGTAGGTTCTAACATGTCTGTTTTGGCAGGTACGGGTGACACCGCTACTGGAAAA